ACTCTGGTGTGTCAATCAATATGTACGTGTGCTTCTATACGAGAGCTTTTTCCACAGCGGTATTTTTAATCTGGCCCGCCAACCTTAGGTGTTGGAATGTTTTGCCTGTAAATGCTCTTTAAGAATCTTTGATCCGCCAACTCTAACATTAATGATTCCGTTGTAGTAATCATCTGTTTCGAGTACTCTGCGTTCAAACTGCTCTCGTGCCTCTAAGTAACTTGCTATGCCTCTGCTAGGACAAATGTGTAAAATTTCTCTTATGAAATTTTCTTCGCCTAACTCTAAAACGTCTGCATTAAGTCTATCACTGGAACCATAATAATCTCTCCAATCACTTTCTTTAGTGCTACGTCTTTTGTTTTTCTTGCCTTTGAGTGGTTTCTTTGTTACTTTAAATTTTGCTAGTTTTTTGCCTACGTACATCATGCCATTGACTTTATTTGTTATCAAGTATACAAATGCTTCACAGCCTTCTGGCAGTTCGTCTATTATATTACTTTGATAAGTCCATTGCATTACATACTTATTTTGTCTTGCCTTTTTCCGCCGCCTTCTTGGCTGCATACGTTGCGTGTATCTCTTCTTGCCTTAATTTTGCTAATGTTCTAATCTCTCGTAACCATCTGCGACTTGCAGCGTGTGTACGGTGACTTCGTCTTGCCTCAAAGTTTTCATTTGCCTTAAAATATTCTAAGTATGCCTTAGTTAATCTATCGTGTACATCATCTTCAATCATAATACACAGCCTCTAACTTTATAGGATTATCTCCTGTTGCGTATGCTGCTACTTTTGTATGGCAATCTCCGCCTATACCTTTTAGTAATGCTCTTTCTAGCTTTGCTTGTCTATATGTTAAGTCGTGATTTGCTTTGCTAACAATGTTATTAGTTTCAATGTCGGTTTTGCGTGTTTGCAATGCAATTATACCTTGTCCTACAGCTGGCACAATTGGCAATCTAGTATATTCTCTATCAATACCAAGTGCTTGAAGTCCGGCTTGTGCTAATATTATAGCATCATATTCGCCGTTGTCAAGTTTTTCTAGTCTAGTATCTATATTTCCTCTAATAGGCTTAACAATAACATTTAAATTAGAATATAATTCTTGTATTTGTGCTGTCCGCCTTGGACTACTGGTTCCTAACACAAATCCATCAAACACATTGCCTAATAATACATCGTGTGGGCTATTACGTTCTAGTACAGCAGCTATTTTTAAGTCTGGGTGCTCTATATCACCCGGCATGTCTTTTAAACTGTGTATGGCAACGTCAATAAGTCCTTGTGCTAGTGCATATTCAATAGCACTACAAAATACACCCTTACCGCCTATCTCATGTATAGGCGTATCAGGAAATAAGTCGCCGTCTGTCTTTATTATTTCTATTTCGCCTTGGCCCATTGCTGCAATTGCTTTATTAGCATATGCTAGTGCAAGTTTACTTCCTCGTACACCTACTTTAATCATGTCCACCTCACAGTTGGGGGTAAACTCATTAATATAGCATCCATATTACCTCCGGTCTTAAACCCAAAGCGTGTTCCACGGTCATAAAGTAAGTTAAATTCTACATAACGTCCGCGTTTAATTTGTAAAGTATCTCTTTCGGCGCGAGTATAGTCCATGTTTAATGTAGGAGTAACAATACTTTTAATTAAATCGTTAAATGTTCGTCCTACGTCCTTGACAAAGTCAAAATTCATATCTTTTGGGTCATGGTATTCAAAGAATATGCCTCCTACTCCCCTAGTTTCCTCGCGATGCGGCAAGTAAAAGTATTCATCACATGCTTTACTAAACTTAGGATAGTACTCAGGGCTATAATAGTCACATATGTTTTGAATTTTTGTATGATATGATTCCTTATCAAACGGCATACACGGTGTTACGTCCATTCCGCCACCAAACCATTCTTTTGTACTTGTTTTTAAGTAGCGAGTATTAAAATGCATAGCAGGAGCATGTGGGTTCCACGGATGTAGCACAACACTAATGCCTGTAGCACTATATCTATTGTGTTCTTCTGTACCTGGTATCTCTTTAGCAAACTTAGGATCAAACTCTGAAGTAATTTTACTAAAGTTAACAGTTCCTTTTTCAAAAACATCACCGTAGATTGTTTTGTGTGACTGTGTCCAGCCTTCTTTAACTGGAGAGTTGTGAGTTGTCATCTCACAGTCTAAATCCTCAATAGTATTACATATTTCTTCTTGTAGATTTTTAAACCATTGACTATAATTGTCGAACATTAACTAAACTTCTTTCTAACAGTATCAACAAAGTACTTTACATGTTCAGTCGGAGTAGTTTTTGTAATACCGTGTCCTAAACCACATATCCAACCAGTAGTATCAGTATTACTTACTGTGTCTAGCCATTTATCTAATTCATAGTGAAATAATTTTGTGTCTAATAACAAATGAGCTTCGTTGAAGTTGCCTTGTACAAACCCATTATTATAAGTTTTTAGTGTTTTCTTTAAATCTACAGTACTGTCTATACCAATTCCTGCCCATTTCATCTTTTTTACTTTAGCTAAACTAGTAGACGGAAGTCCTCGAGCATAATATCCAACATCGCCAATATTAGTAATAGATTCTAACATTGGTAGATATGTATTTTCGTAATAATTTTTACTAATATTGCTCAATCCACTATCGAGTATCATAACAGCTTCAGCACCAGCTGCTTTTTGAGCTCTAATGCTATCTTTTAGCAATGGAATAATTACCTTTCCGAGATACATTGTTTTAAATTCGTTGCTTGCTTTATTAGCACCTAGTGCATAGTTAAGTAAACTCCACGGACCTCCGACAAAGCCGATTAAACTTTTATTAATCGGAAGTGCTTCTCTTGTTGCTTCAACAGCATTGCTTTGGAATTGAATATGTTTTAATGCTTTATGAACATCTGTATATTGTTCCCAGTTGTCTTCGCTAAGATGTATTTGAAACTTGGGACCTGGATCAAACTTTAACGGAAGACCTAATCCTTCTAGGTGCCAAAGTATGTCACTAAACAAAATAGATATATCAAAGTCAAATTCATCAATTGGCAACATTGCAACATCCGATGCAATTTTAGGAAGTTTACACATTTGTTCAAATGTAAACTTCTCTTTCATTTTCATGTACCCTGATTGATATCTTCCTGCTTGTCTCATCATCCATATTGGTGGGCAATCTTGTTGTACACGGTTTACAGCATTTTCAAATTTTTTATTTGTCATTCAAATATCTCAATATCATTTTCATAGCTTGTAAATCCATTTTCTTTGATAACTTTCATAACGTGGTTAACTCTGCCTATTAGTTCGTCCTTGTGTGAGATAAGATAAACGTTCTTGTCGCCTTCTCTGCCCATCTTTTTAAGGACACTTAGTGAATTTTCAACACCTGCAGTATCCATGCCACTGTCGATAAGCTCATCAATAAACAATAAGTTAATCTTCTGATATAAACTTTCCCAAACGTCGCGGAATGCAAAGCTCATACCTAATATAAGTCTATTACGTTCACCTCTTGACAAGTTATCAAAGTCTAAGTCTTGTCCTAGCTGTGTAATTTCAACAGCAAGATCGTTTTGGAACACAACTTGATGCGGTAATCCTAGTTTGTCAAGATAGTATGTAAGTCTATTGTTTAGATATGCTAAGTTTTGATCAATAATCTTCTTGCGAATAAAGCTATCTTTGTTAGTAAGTAGTTTTAGCAAGAAGTCTTGATGCTCTTTATAGTCGGTTAACTCATTAACTGTACTCCAGTTAATTTCTTGCATTGCACTATTGTTTAATTCGTCAATTTGTGCTTGGTAAGGGTCGATGTCGTCTATCTTTTGTGCAAGTGCCTTGGTTAAGCTATCAACATTCTGTCTATGGTCGTATGCTTCTTTAGCACTTTCGTAGAATGTAGTAGGCTTACCGTTGATATCACCAATGTCTTCAAGACCTTTAACAACATCGTTTACTTTAACAGTAATTTCTTCTTGATAAGCAACAGCATCAGCAAGTTCTTTAGTTTTGCGCTCTGCAATCTCTGCTTTTTTGTCTGCATGTAGCTCTTGTCCACATGTATAGCACGTTGCGTCATCTAAATCTACGATATCTTTAGTAGCTTTATCTACAGACTTTCCAGCACGTACTAGTGCTGGTTCTAATGTGCTTAATTCCTTTTTAAGAGCCAAAATAGAATTATTATGTTGTGTCCAATTTGATAATTGATCATGAAATTCTAATTCTCTATCAATATCTAAATGTTCTAGTTCTGTAATGCCTAACTGCAATTTATTACAGTCTTGCTCCTTTTTAGAAAGCCAAGCACGTTGTGTTCTGCTTAAACTATCAATAGTAGAACTAATTTTTTCATTCGCAGATTGAATGGCATTAATTTTTAATGTTTCTTCAGTAATTGCATCTTTAGTTTGCTTTGTCTGATCTTTAAGTGCTTCTGCTTTTTCACTAAGAATAGTAATACCAAGTAGCTGTTCGATAATAGCACGTTGATCATTCTGCCTCATAGATAAAAACGGTTCAGTGTATGTGTTTAGTGCAACAATATGCTTAAACATATCGTGAGACATATCGAGTAAGCCATCAATGTCTTTTTGTGTTTGTCTACTATCACCTTGTGACTCGTCTATAAGTTCTTGTTCTTGATCATTAACGTAAAACCTAAGTACGTTAGGAGAACGTCCACGTTCGATCCTATAATCTACATTGTTCTTTTCGAAATGCAGTGTAACTAACATGCCTTTGCTGTTAGTTTTGTTAATCAAATTGTTTGCTCTAATATTCGTAAGTGCTTTACCATACAGTGCATATGATAGTGCATTGATAATAGTAGTTTTACCGGTACCATTACGAGATCCTGTATCGTCGCCTCCTTGATCTAAGTTTTCACCTAAAACAAGTGTCAATTGCTCTTTATTAAAGTCAACGGCCTGAGTTTGATTGCCTACACTCATGAAGTTTTTAACGGTTAAGTCTTTAATTTGTATCATAGTTCGTTATAAATGTCCATTAATGTTTTTTTATTGAAATTGTCTGAGTCGATTGCACTAATTTCACCAGCAACGATTTGATCAACACTTTCAAATTGTTGAATATCTAGTTGTGTGCTAATTTCTTCTAGTGACTTCTGAGGAATTAAACTAATTTCACGACAGTTGTAAGTGTTAATAAATGTCTCTTTAATAAAACTAGCTTCTTCGTAACTAATAGGCAAGTCTAAATTAACACGCAAATACATATTAGGTTTAATAAGTGTATCTGCTTCATCAATTAACTGACTTAGTTTAACTGTACGATATTTGGGACACTCTGACCAGTTAAGATATACTGGCTCAGCATCGTTTTCACGATCTAATATCATCATACCGCGATCATCGTCCCACGCATCTGCATAGTTGTGCGGAAATGCATTACCTAAGTAATGTACTACACCTTGTTGCTGACGTTTGTGGAAGTGTCCACTAAAAACATATTTTTGATTAGCAAAGTCTTCTGCTCTGAGCTCTCCGTGGTCGGGCATTTGTACCATAGCGTTCATATAGAAGCTAGGCAACTCAAAATGCCCAAATATGTATTTGCTTTCTATCTTTTTGAGCCTCTTCCATTCTTCACCTACTAACCACGGAACAAGAGTCACATCATCGACTGTAGTTATTTCATCAACAAACGTAATGCCAGGAATGTATTTTGCAAATCCTGTACTATTAACATCACGTTTATCTTTGTAATACAAATCGTGGTTACCATCAAAGAAGAAGAACTGTTCAAATGATTCTCCTAGTTTCTTCATACAACGTAGTGTTGCATCCATTGTAGTTAAGTTTAGGCTATTTCTGTTATGATGCCAGTCGCCACAAAAAATACCAGTTTCACAACCGTTATCTTTTGCTTGTTCTATGTACCAATCAATAAAGTCTTCACAATCTTGATTATGAACTTTTGAATTGCCTTTTAATCCAAAATGTATGTCTGTAAAAACAGCAGCTTTTTTAAACAAGTTAGTATATCCTCAGTTAATACGCTATTATATTATACACGGAAGTGTACAAAAAGTCAACCTATGTTTTGTTGTTTAATTTTTCTCTACGCTGCTGTGCTTCCCATTCACCCATATTTTGTCTTGTAAAGCTAGGATTCATGTCATTCATTTCAAGAATATCATCACGAATGTTTTGAGCACGTTTTTCAATATTGATTACTCTTACAAAGCTATTAGTAACTGCCGCAGTGTAGTATGCAAATGGGTTATCTGATTTAGATTCGTCAAACTGTAGTCCAATTTGTGCAAGTTGTAGTATTGCCTGTCCACGCATTTCGTCATTGTATGTGTATCCACGTACATTGCCTCTTGTTGCATATCTATCACACAATTTCATCCACATCATAGCAAGTTTGTTAGTTGCTTTGCCGTCACGTAATGCAAACCCGCCATTTTCCATACCACCAGTCCAATGTGATTTACCTACACACATTAGTTCGTCGTGTTCGTTAAAGCGATAATGCTGAAACGGTGGAAAGTTTAATTTAACTTTGTGATCCGCAATTGTTTTGGGTGTCTTTTTTCTTCCAGGTTCGTCTGGAATGTGATCAAACGTCATAATACGAAATACTAGGTCTGTTTTTAATACTTTCCTGTAATCAACTTCGCATTCTGCAAGTTTAACTTTTTCTCCTGCAAGTTTACGTGCATCAAAGTCTATGTGCTGTAGCCGTTTCGCCTGGGCTCTTTTTGCCTCGGCAATAGTTCTAATATTAATTTTATCAATACTAGGTAAAATAAGATCAAATCTATGATCGTTATCAGATACAAAGCTACAAAACGTAGTTTTTGATTTATGTATTTCTTTAAGTATATCTTTATTGTTTAAATAATTTATTTTTCTAGCCATTAAGATCTCCGGTTGTCTTACTACTATTATAATATACATACATTAAAAAGTCAACTAAATAACATATAGAGGAGAAAAATAATGGTAGGATTTTTAGGTAATGCACTTTCTAATGTAAATTCAGCGGCTGCTTCAGCAGCTTCGCAAGCTCGTAACGCTGCTTCTCCCCAAGCGGCTGTTTCAAGTTTACTAGGCAGCGCAGCACAATTTGGCGAAGGATTAATAGGCCAAGCAGGTAATGCTATAAAAGGCATTGCTGACGATGTATTTAGCGCCAGCGGATTTATGAGTTTGTTACGTGGCGGAGGATTGCCGAAGTTTGGAATGCCAGGCGGCGCAGGGTTTGCAAACGTTAGTTGGAAAGGCACTGATAATGATGATTGGCGTGTTAGACTTTCTTTACCGCCAGGCATGGGATTAGAACCTGAGTTACAATTTGCACTTGATAGAACTAGCGGAATGATTTTTCCGTATACTCCATCTATTATTATGTCTCATAGCGCCAATTATGGCCAAGTTAAGCCGACACATAGTAACTATCCTTTTCCTATATATCAAAGTAGTCAACCTGATAACATTCAAGTTAGTGGCGATTTTGTAATTGAGAGCGAAGAGGAAGGGATTTACTGGGTTGCAATGGTACACTATTTAAGAAGTGTTACAAAAATGTCCTACGGAAATTCAAGCAATCAAGGTTCACCACCGCCAGTAGTACAACTTAACGGATACGGTGATTTTGTTTTTAAAAATGTACCTGTAGTAGTTCAAACATTTACTTGTGAACTACCGGCAGACGTAGATTATATTTACGTACCAAAATTAGACACATGGGCACCAACTAGATGTAACGTAGCTGTTGTACTAATGCCAACATACAGTAGACGAGCAGTGCAGCAATTTAGTTTAGATAAGTTCACAAGCGGCGGCTATGCAAAAAGTGATAATGATGCGGGGTTCATCTAAATGGCAGCATATAGCGGAACAAGTCCTTGGTTTAATACTCCTACAAAAGAAGGACAATATCTTGATATTTTAAAAATACGTCCTATTCCTGCAGAATCTGATGATGTATTATATACAGTGCAACCTCAATATAATCATAGACCTGATTTACTAGCATTTGATTTATACGGAAATAAAGATCTATGGTGGGTATTTGCCCAGCGTAATATGGAAATAATTAAAGACCCTATATTTGACTTAGAACCAGGTGTTGAAATATATGTACCAAAAGGCGATGCGTTAACAAGAATATTAGGAATTTAATATGAGCGATATCCTTCCACAAAACTTTGCAGCAAGATTAAAGTCAGCAGGTAAAGAATTTTCTGATACTATTGATGCAACATTGCCTCAAGACTTAAAAGGCATGGCTAAGAAGTTTACTCAAAGTGCAAACATTGATATCAATGGCGCATTTGATTCTGTTACTGGTCCTCTTCAAGCACTTGAAGGCGCAACTGTTGATCTTTCAAAAAGTTTAAATGGGTTAACAGGTCCTGGCATCGGAAACAGTCTTATGGGCAATATTGCTAATAATGTTACTTCGAGTTTAATGGGAAAATTGCAAGGCGGAATCGGAGGATTTTTAAGTACTTCTTTTGGTGGCGGATTTGGTAGTATATTCGGTGGTGCCGGTAAACTAGCAAACCCCTTAGAACAGTTTGCTAGCTTTAATTATATTTTTACTTTAGGTTGTTTAAGTGAAGACGAACTAGCATTTCCTGATCAAACATATAGACGTAGGGATCCAGGCATTGTGATTCTTAGAAGCGGCGGCGGCCCAACTCCGGGTAGTGCAACACTACATGAAGCTGCAGGCAAAGTTGAATATTTTATAGATGATGTTAATATTGAAACAATTGTCGCTGGTAATGATGGTTCTCGTTCTACAAATGCTACAAGTATAGATTTTAAAGTTATTGAACCGTATAGTATGGGATTATTCCTTCAAGCATTACAAGTATCTGCATTAAGAGCAGGTTATCCTAGTTATATCGAAGCACCTTATCTGCTTAGTGTAGAATTTAAAGGTTACGATGATGCAGGCAATTATAATCATGCTAGTAATTTGCGTAGAATGTTTCCATTAAAATTTGTAAACATTACTTTTGCTGTAACTGAAAGCGGCAGTGAATATAATGTTCAAGCAATACCTTACCAAGAACTTGCACTAACTGACGAAACACAAACAGTTAATACTGATGTAGTATTTTCAGGCGCAACTGTTTCGGAAATGTTACAAACAGGTGCTAGTAGTCTTACTCGTGTGTTAAATGATAGAGAAGTTGCAGATGAAAAAGCTAAAAAAGTTGAAAAAGGAAATCAATATATTATAATGTTCCCAAATACTTCTTCATCAGCCGAAGAAGCACAACAATTTCAGCAGGGACAAGAAACGCAAAATGATGACACTGCTACAACACGAGAATTTACCGACGACGAATTAAAGAAATATTATGTGTCACAAACTGGCGATACTAACGGCAAAGTTCCAGCTGATTATAAAGAAGAAATAAAAAATGCAGCCGGCATTTCAGTTAAGCGATCTACTATCGGAGAAAATATTAGAGAGTATGCTGAAAATCTGTCAAATATGAACGAAATAGGAAAAGCTAAAATTACTAAAAGTAATTTAGATGCCGGCAAGCGCCCTATGGTAGAACCAACAACTGCTGAAAGCGAAGAAGTTAAAGGCAAAATGGATCGATGTAAAATTCAGTTATCGGGTGATGTACGATCTGCTACATTTACGTCAGGTAAAAGAATACAAGACATGATCGAAGAAGTTATTATTGCTAGTGATTTTGGTAGAGGTATTATAGATAAAAAGCCTGACGGCAATGGCATGGTAGAATGGTTTAGAATTGAAGTACAAACATATAATGCAGATAGCTCAATTAAAACTGTGTCAAAAACTGGAGTACCTGCAAGAGTGTATGTTTATCGAGTTATACCGTATCTAGTACACCTTAGTAAATTCCAATCAGCAAGTGATGCAAGCCCTGGAATAGATGCACTAAAAACACAGGCAGCTAAAGAATACAATTATATATACACTGGTAAAAATAAAGATATTATAGATTTTGATATTAAGTTTGATCATGCATTTTTTACTTCAATAGCAGGCGATTTAGGGCAAGCTAGTGCAGACAGTAAAAATGCTGTAAAAAATGAAGTTACATCGTCAGGTGAAAAAGCTGTAACTGGTACCAAAGAAGGCAATCAAGGTCAAATGATTGAAGGCAGAACAAAACGTAAAGTAAGTTCGGAAACAAGTCAAACTACACTTGGCGGTTTACACCCGGAATCACAAGTAGCTCGAGACTTTAATGAAGCATTAGTAAATAGTCCAGTTGATTTAGTTGCAGTTGATTTAACAATATTAGGTGATCCGTATTATATTGCTGATAGCGGAATGGGCAACTATAATGCATTACAAGTTCCGGGAGTATTAAATATTACTTCAGACGGATCTATGAACTATCAAAATGGCGAAGTAGATATTGAAATTAATTTTAGAACTCCTTTAGACTATGGCCCAAGCGGATACATGGATTTTCCAGGCGGAGGCACTGCTCCTGTAGGAGAATTTAGTGGACTATATCAAGTACTATTTTGTGCTAACAGTTTTAGTGGCGGAAACTTTACACAAACGCTACAAACTATACGCAGAGCAAAACAAGACGATAGCAACCTTGCTACAGCAGACAGCGCAGTTGTTAATACCGACGGTGACGGAAAACAGATAACAGACACTCCAGCAAACAAAACAGGAAGTAGTACAAAAGGACCAGATGACGGATCTCGTCCTAAGTCTAAACCTAAACCAATAGACGGTGGCATTGCAGTAGGTACTACAGCCGGCGGACCAAGTAAGTTACGACAACGACAAAATGCTAAACAAGGTATAGGCAGTTTAGATAACGCAGCTAATGCTAATAGAGGCGCCGCTGCTCCACCAGCTCCTCCGGTATCTCGAGCTCCACCGCAAACTAGAAGACAAGGACCTCAATAATGGCAGGACAAGACACTAGAACTCCAGGAAATAAAACCTTTGAAGGACCAGGTCCGTTTGTAGCAGTTGTACGTGGACATCTTGATGCAGAATATATGGGAACGCTACAAGTTGAATTGCTAAAAACATCTCAAGCAGGTAACATGACTGATGACACAGGACAAATGGTTACTGTAAGCTACCTAAGTCCTTTTTACGGCGTTACGCCTTATAGTGGAACAAGTGATAATGACGGGTTTGACCACAGTCAAAAAAGTTACGGAATGTGGATGGTTCCGCCAGACATTGGATCTCAAGTATTAGTTATTTTTGCTGAAGGCAACAAAAGTCGCGGATTTTGGATAGGTTGTATCCAAGAATCATTTATGAATTTTATGGTACCCGGAAACGCAAGTACGCAATATAACAAAGATGACCAAACTAAGATTTTACCAGTTGGAGAGTACAATAAGCGTAATGAAGAAGGTGTTGGCAACGATCCTACACAATTTTTAAAACCAGTTAACACTGACGCAGTAGCACAGCTCACAGCAGCAGGATTACTTCAAGATCAAGTACGGGGAACTACTACTTCAAGTGCAAGACGAGAAGTGCCCAGTATGGTATTCGGGTTAAGTACGCCAGGACCACTCGACAGAAGGCCAGGAAAGCCCAAAGTAAAAATAGGTGCAGAAAATGCACAAACAGAAATCCCAGCATCTAGACTAACTGGATCAAGTTTTGTGATGGACGATGGCGACCCTAGCATGTTTAGAAAAGGACCAGCAGCCACAACTCCTAGCGAATATGCAACTATAGCAGACGGCGGCGACCCAACACTTCCTATGAACGAATTAGTAAGGCTTAAGACACGTACTGGCCACCAAATACTTTTACATAATTCTGAAGATTTAATTTATATTGCCCACGGCAGTGGAAAAAGTTATATTGAAATGACAGCAAGTGGAAAAATTGATATCTATGCAGCAGATAGTATTAGTGTACATTCGGAACAAGATTTAAATTTTAAAGCTGATCGACACATTAACTTAGAAGCTGGCGAAAATGTTAATATAAAATCAGGTAATAGAATATCAGTAGAGTCTTCTACTAATTTTCAACTTAAAGCTGGAGCAGACGGACTTATAACTTGTGCAGGAACAATGAATCTTGCAAGTACAGAACATAGAGAAACAGCTGGAACAATACATATGAATAGCGGAGGTGCTGTTGCAGCAACATCAGGAGCAACACCAAGTATTACTAGAGTACCGGGACCAGGATCTGGACTAGAAAAAGAAAATAAAAATCCTGCAGAACATACTGCAATAAAACAGAATAATTCGTTAGCATCAAATTCTCCTGCAACTGAAACAGAAGATAAAGCAGTTACCCAACAAGATACATTTGCAAAATGTCCTCCAATTACTCCAGCTGCAAGCGGTAATCCTAATGAAGACAGAGCTAATGAAGAAGCAGCGGCTAAGAAAGCAAAAGTTACAAACACTAAAAGTAGAACTAGTGGAGATGAACTTAGCAGTCTTGATGAAATAGCAGAATTTAATAACCAAGACCTAGGTGGCGGCGACTATTCAGTTGATGATAAAAAAGTTAAAGGATCAGCTACAGTTACACAAACTACATCAAGGTCTAGCGGTCCACGTTAAAATAATAAGGTAAATATAGTATGAGCACTTTAGAGAAAAAACTTTATAAAGAAATTACTGTTAGCGGCAATACTCGTCCTGACTACGGAATAGGTGAAAAAACTTATAAAGGCTTTAGTACAGTTAATCCTGATAATATAGGATTTCAGCTTTATGATATACAATTAATTAAACAGGACATTATCAATCATTTTCATATTCGTCAAGGAGAACTTTTAAGCAATCCCGAGTTTGGTACAATTATTTGGGACATATTGTTTGAGCCGTTAACTGAACAACTCAAACAACTTATTGCTGAAAATGTAACAACTATTATTAACCATGATCCAAGGGTCGGAGTTACTGAAGTTATAGTTGATCAATACGAAAGTGGCTTACAAGTTGAAGTAACATTGGTGTTTTTACCGTATAATATTGCAGAAAACTTGAAATTAACGTTTGATCAAAACAACGGATTTTTAGCCAACTAATTATATACGCGGTTTATTCATTTGAATAAATACACTATAAGTTAAAGGAAAAGCAATCCCATGTCAAGCACCGACAGACAAAATAGATTATTAGTAGCAGAAGATTGGAAACGTATCTATCAAAGTTATAGAAACGCCGATTTTAAATCATACGATTTCGACAATTTACGTCGAACTATGATAAATTACATTCGTCAAAATTATCCAGAGGATTTTAATGACTATATTGAAAGTTCAGAATATCTTGCACTTATTGACCTTATTGCTTTTCTTGGTCAAAACATTGCATTCCGTACTGACTTAAACGCTAGAGAAAACTTTTTAGAAACAGCAGAACGTAGAGAATCAGTTTTACGTCTTGCTCGTACACTATCGTACAATCCGAAGCGTAATCAAGCATCTAACGGATTGCTTAAAATTGAATCAGTTAACACTACTGAAAATGTAAGAGATTCAAATAACTTAAACTTAGTAAACCAAACTGTTATTTGGAATGATCCAAGTAACCCAAATTGGCAAGAACAGTTTACGAAGATATTAAATTCCGCACTCCCAGTTAATGCTAATATTGGCCGTCCTGCTAAAAGAGACACAGTAGCCGGAGTACCAACAGAGCAATATAGACTAAGCAGTGCAAACACTGATGTTCCTGTATATGCATTTAATAAAACTATTAACGGTTCGACTAGTAAGTTTGAGATTGTTAGTACTGATGTAGTAGCAGGCGAAATTAAAGAAGAAGCACCATTTCCAGGAAACAACTTTGCATTTTTATATAGAGATGACGGCAAAGGTCCTGCAAGTTCTAATAGTGGCTACTTCTGTCACTTTAGACAAGGTGGAATGGACCAAGGACAATTTACTGTTGACAACCCAAGCACTAATCAAGTAGTTGCAATTGATGCAACTAACATTAATGATTCAGATGTATGGTTATATAAAATTGACAACTATGGATTAGAAGAAGAACTATGGTCAAAAGTTGATGCTGTTGAAGGCAACAATATAATTTATAATAGTTTAAGTAAAAGTGTTAGAAATATTTATAGTGTATTAACACGGGCAAATGATAGAATTAGTTTAATATTTTCAGACGGTACATTTGGCAACTTACCACAAGGTAATTTTAAGGTATATTATAGAACAAGTAAAAATCAACGCTTAGTTATTGATCCAAGTGACATGCGTGGTGTTAGTGTTAAAATACCTTACATTAGTAAGACTGGTAAAGTAGAACAGCTTACAATGGTATTCCAACTAAAATATACTGTTGATAATGCAAGCACAAGTGAATCAAGTTCAAGCATTAAACGTAATGCTCCTGCAACGTATTATACTCAAAATCGAATGATTACAGCAGAGGACTATCAAATTGCTCCACTAAGTGTTAGCCAAGAAATTATTAAAGTAAAAAGTGTTAATAGAACAGCAAGCGGAATTAGTCGTTATTTAGACTTAGTTGATGCAACTGGAAAGTATTCTAAAACTAACCTGTTTGGCATTGACGGAATTATTACTAAAGAGTTTTTAACTCCTAAATCAAAATTTAGTTTTGTTACTAAAACTGATATTGAAGGAGCAATTGCAAATATAATAGAACCTGTTCTTGCTGATAAAAAAGTTAGAAATTATTATTATAATAGTTTTCCTAAAACACTTGTAGGTGACCTTGGCGTTACTTGGACTAGTCAAACAATTGACACTAATCAAAACACTGGTTACTTTACTAACTTAGCAGGTATTAAATCACAGTTAGGATCATTTACAGCAAGCACACTGAAGCTACTAAAACCAGGAACACTTATAAAATTTGAACCACCTGTTGGAAAATACTTCCAAAGTAATAACGACAATGCTCTTACTACTAATAGCGGAGTGTCGGGTGCAGTTGCATACAAATGGGTTAAAATAGTAAACGTTGACGGTGACGGTACTGTAACAAATGCAGACGGTACTGGCCCTGTAATGCTTAATGACACAATTCCAGCAGGATCTAGAATTGTTCAATTGATACCTCGCATAGCAACTGAATTACAACCAGCAGTATCATTACAATTAATTGATCAAGTATTTGCGTATAACAGCTTTGGGTTACGTTTTGATGTTAGCCTAGGCGAATGGCGCCTAATTTCAACAAATAATTTAAATGTTAATAGTCCGTTTAGTATAGGTAAAACTGGCGATACAACTAATCAACAGCTAGATGCAAGTTGGTTAGTGCTATTTGAAACAAACGGCGAAACATATACTATTACATATAGAGGAAGCAGATACGTATTTGAAAGCGCACAGGAAATAAGATTCTTCTTTGATAGTTCAGATAAGATTTATAATAATAGAACTGGAAAAATTATTAAGGATAAAATTTCAGTATTAAGCATTAATAAACAACCTGATTCTGTAACGCCGTTTACAACTGACTTTGATTGGGAAATTATTGAAGAATATAGAGATCTTGAAGGATATGTAGATAGTAGCAAAGTTCAAGTTAGCTTCTTTGACGAAGACGATGACGGTGTAGTTGACAATCCGGAAATATTTGATGCAATTGTTAACGAAGATACAAATCCATTAACAAAGTATGTATTCCAGTTAAAGACGACTACTATTGACGGAGTTGAAGAATTTTATTATATTGATACATTGGAACCTACAGAACTTGGAAAATATACATTTACTTCGGGTACAGGAAGTATTCAAGTAGTTGCTACTAAAGATGGGTTATCGAGTACTAGCAGTTATGATGACGGACAAGTGTTTTATTTTATAAAAGAAGATTTATTTCAAGTTTTAGATAAAACATCAGGCAACACAATTACTTCGCAAAGTTACCGTTCTAAAATTGGCCGTGATAAACTTAAATTCCATTATGTACATGCAGCAGATGCAAACTCTAGAATAGATCCTAGTGTAAGTAATATTGTTGATGTGTATATGTTAACAAAATCTTATGATGATGATTTTAGACTTTATCTTGACGGTACTACAGAAACAAAACCGCTTTCACCTAGTTCAGATCAGTTATATTTAAACTACGGACAGAAGTTGAATCAAATTAAATCAATTAGTGACGAGGTTATATATCACCCTGTTAAATACAAGATGTTATTTGGCCCAGCTGCGGATGCAGACCTACAAGCTAAATTTAAAATTGTAAAAAATCCTGATATTGTAATTAATGATAACGAAGTTAAAACAAGAGTCATAGCTGCAATTAATGAATTTTTTGCACTTGAAAATTGGGAGTTTGGAGAGTCGTTTTACTTTACAGAACTAAGCACATATGTAATGCAAAAACTATCACCGACTGTGGTAACATTTGTAATAGTTCCAAATCAAACAACTAGTACGTTTGGCAGTATGTTTGAAATAAGATCTGAATCAGACGAAATATTCATAAGCAGTGCAACGGTTGCTGATATTGAATTAATTGACAGTGTAACAGCTACAAGACTACGTTCATCGGGATCAATAGTTACTGATGCAACAACAGCAAATACGGGATTAACAAGCAGTGGATTATCTACAACCGGAGGGACTTACTAAGCATGTCTTATGATAATGATCAAAATGAACAAGCGTTACCGCAAGGTTCAGATGGCAAACGTAAAACTGAATCACTTCTTCCTAGATTCTTTAGAACTACTCCGAATAAAAAGTTTTTAAATAGCACACTAGATCAATTAATACAACCAGGTGTTGTTGAAAAACTTAATGGATATGTTGGTCGTGAAACTGCAAAAGCATTTACTGCTACTGATAACTATATTGGTGATGTTTCTGACGATAGGTTTAACTATCAACTTGAGCCAGCATCAATTATTAAAGACAACTTGGGCAATGTTACGTTTTATAAAGACTACAATGACTTTACAAACCAATTAAACAATTTTAATAAATCAAACAATAATTATAGTGTAGTTAACCAACAAGAACAGTATGCTTGGAACCCTAGTATTGATTGGGATAAATTTAGCAATTTCCGCGAGTACTATTGGTTACCATTAGGACCACAAATAATTGGCATTGCTGGTAACACAGTTGATGTTGAAAGTACATATACTGTGCGTACTGCTGATAATGCAGATAATCAAGCATATGTGTTTTCACCAGATGGGCTAACACAAAATCCTACAATAACTTTGTATAGAGGGTTAACGTATAAATTTGACATTGATACTCCAGAGTTACCATTTACAATTAAAACTAAAAAGACATTAGAAGCAGGGTTTGATTTAGATAGTTCGAGTATAATTGTACTTGAAGGAGTAAGTGTACAAGGCTTAGAAAAAGGTGTTAGTACTTTACAATTGGGTACAGACACTCCGGACATATTATATTATACAGCATCAAATGATCTAGAAGCAAGCGGCACTATTGTTGTTAAAGACATCAGTGAAGCAACATTTATTGATGTTGAAAAAGAAGTAGTTGGAAAACGTTTTTATAAAAGCGGCAACAGTGTTGAATTATCAAATGGTATGAAAATAGAATTTACTGGTGAAGTAATTCCTGCAACTTATGCTGAAGGTACTTTTTACGTTGAAGGCGTAGGCGACAAAATTAAACTTATACCAGAAACAAGTTTAAACGTCCCAACAGCATTTACTACTGATATCGAAAATAAGTTTGACACTAACGGCTTTGATAGAATGCCTTATAGTGTAGCAATTGGATATCCTGAAGACAAAGATTATATTGTAATTAATCGTTCAAGTATTGACGGTAACTTATGGAGTCGTTATAATAGATGGTTCCATAGAAGTGTTATAGAAGCGTCAGCAAAAGCAAACAATCAAGAAATTGAAGTAGATCAGTTACAACGTGCTAAAAGACCTATTATTGAGTTTGAAGCAAATTTAAAATTAAATAATTTTGGCACAGTTGCTAAAACTGATATTGATTTAGTTGATAACTTTACAAAAGATGCATTTAGCACTATCGAAGGCTCAACAGGTTATAACATTGACGGTATTGATATTGCCGACGGCATGCGTATTATGTTTACAGCTGATACTGATAAGTTAGTAGCTGGAAGAATTTTTAAAGTTAATTTTATTAATTTTGCAAACGGCGGAGCAACTAATAGACAAATTACATTAATTCCAGAATCTGATTCAATTCCACAGACTAATGAAGTTGTATTAGTACAAAACGGTACTACGTTTAAAGGTAGAATGTTTTATTATACAGGTTCTAAATGGGAATTAACACAAGCTAAGACATCACCTAACGAATGTCCATTGTTTGACATATTTGATTCAAATGGCGAATCATATTCTAATATAGAAACATATCCTTCGACAACGTTTACTGGAACTAAACTTTATAGTTATAAAGCAGGCACAGGCGCAGTTGATACTGAATTAGGCATGCCGCTATCATATAGAAGTATTAGTAATGTCGGCGATATTATGTTTTGTTTTGATTTGTTAAATGATAAGTTTACTTACACTTCGGGCAATGATGTTTTTACTAAAAACACAGATATTGGATTTTTAAGAAAATACACAACACTAACTGAATATGAAAATATAACAGGGTGGAAAAAAGTTAATACTCCTAGCGAACAGTTAGTAATTAGACAATATGTATTTGATAATACTACTGCTGGCTTTACACTTGATATGTATGATAACAGTGGACTATTAACTGACCTTTGGTCACGTGTGTACTTAAACAATGTGTTGCAATTTAAAGATGCTGATTATACTATTACTAATGATGTTAATAATAATGCAGTAATAACATTTATTAAAACATTAAAATTAAATGATGTTGTAATTGTTAAAACACGTTCAGCAACTACTAAAAATGCAAATGGTTATTATGAAATACCTGCATCGTTAGAACGCAATCCATTAAATGATAATTTAACAGAATTTACACTTGGTGAAGTTAACGATCACGTTGCTACAATAGTTGAGCAGCATGACGAATTTAACGGCATATATCCGGGTAAAAGCAATTTACGAGATATCGGAAACGTAACTACATACGGACGTAGATTTTTACAACATAGTTCTCCAATGAATCTTGCAATGTACCATATGTTAGACAATGATGCAAATATTATAAAAAGTTTAAAATTTGCAATGAATCGTTACTCTACATTTAAGCGTTTATTTTTAACACTTTCAGAAGAGCTTGAATTAGTTGGAACTGCTAAAAATCAAGTAGATACAATAATAGCAACTATTAATAAAGATAAGTCATCTACTGATCCGTTTTATTTTAGTGACATGGTTCCTGTAGGTGCAACTAGAAAATTAACTTCAGTTGTAATTGATGCAGATGAAACGTTTTATCCTATATCAACTACATTCTCATTAAGTACGCCGTCTAGATTAGCAGTTGAAGTTTACCTAAATGATGTGCAATTAGTACATGGCAAAGATTATACATTTAATACTGACGGATATGTATTAGTAACTGCTACAAAACAGGCAGATGACATAATTGAAATATTTGAATACGAAACTACTAACGGTAGTTATGTTCCGCCGACTCCAAGTAAGCTAGGACTTTTTCCTGCGTATGAACCTATAAAATTCTTAGACAATACTTACCAAACACCAAGAAATATTATTCAAGGTCACGACGGAAGTAAAATAGTAGCATTTGACGATTACAGAGATGACTTATTAATTGAACTTGAAAGACGAATTTATAATAATATAAAAGTAGCATACGATGCTACGTTATTAGATATTCACGATTTAGTTGGCGGCGATGTTAGAAAAACTGGCATTGCCAAAACTGATATTGATAGAGTTATGTTGTCAGACTTTTTGAAATGGTCAAAGTTAATTGATCAAGATTATACTTTGCATAACTTCTTTGATAGAGCAAATTCGTTTACCTTCAACTACCGCGGTAGTACTAACGCAGCAAACACTTTACTACCGGGTTTTTGGAGAGAAATATATCAACAAGCATATGATACAGATCGTCCGCATACTCATCCTTGGGAGATGTTAGGTCTTAGTGTCATGCCTACATGGTGGGAATCACAATACGGCCCAGCGCCTTACACTAAAGAAAATTTATTACTTTGGCAGGACCTTGAAGCAGGTATTTTAAGACAGCCAGGTGCAAAATATAAAATATTCAAAAATTATAAGCGTCCGGGATTAACTAATCATATTCCTGCAGATAGTGAAGGCAATTTAATAGCGCCTTTAGAATCAGGCTATATTAATTCTTTTGACAATCAGCTATTAGATGAAAGTTTTGTATTTGGTGACGGCGCACCAATTGAAGCAGCATGGCGTTCAAGTAGTCAATATCCATTTAGTCTTATTATTGCATTTGCAGTTAATAAGCCGCATAAGTTATTTGCTACAGGATTTGATAGAATCAATCAAGTAAGAAATTCATCTAATGAATTAGTATATAAACCGACTAGTACTAGAATTAAATTAAAAGATATTGTATTTCCAAATACTTATAAAGATGCTACTCAGGTATACACTAGTGGACTTATAAATTATGTTGCAAATTATATGGCATCTGACGTTACATCGTCTTATACAAATTATAAATCAAACATTAAAACAATTCAAAATCAGTTAGGATATAAGCTAGCTGGGTTTACTGATAAAGATAAATTTAAATTATTATTAGATAGTCGTACTCCGTTAAATGAAGGTAACGTATTTGTACCAGAGGAAAACTATAAAGTATTTTTAAATACAAGCACACCTATTAAAACAGTGTCTTATAGTGGTGTTATTATTGAACGTAGAAGTGACGGATATGTAATTAAAGGTTATGATACAGAACTTGCATCATTCAAATATTATGCAGCAATATTTAGACAATCAGATCCAAATATTAACATAGGCGGAGTTAGTGAAAGTTATCTAGTTTGGGATACTAACAAACAATATGTAGCTGGTCAAAATATTGAATTTTCTGGGGCGTATTATAGAGTAAAGGCTAACTTTACAAGTACAACAACTTTTGATGATACTAATCTTGCTAAAATGGCAGCATTGCCGTTAATAGGCGGAAGAGAAGCTACAGTTAAAAAAACATTTAACAAAAATATTACACTTGAAGCAAGTTATGGACAAATATTTGTTACTATACAAGACGTAGTTGACTTTTTATTAGGCTACGGAGAATACTTACAAGATCAAGGATTTGTGTTTGACTATTATGAAGGCGAAGCGTCGACTGTTTTAAACTGGCGTCATAGTGTAAACGAATTCTTATTCTGGACAACACAAAACTGGGGCGAAGGTAGTGTACTTACACTAAGTCCGGCAGCTACGCAATTGAAGTTTAACTCGACTTATTCAGTAGTAGATAATATCTTTGATGAGTTTTATGGGTACACTTTACTTCAGTCTGACGGAACTGCACTAGTACAAGATTTTACTACACTAGGACGCAGCACTAACGAATTTACAATTAGACCAAGAAATACTGCTGATGGAATATTTTCAGTAAAACTTCCGCTTGTACAAAAAGAACATGTTGTTTTAATTGATAATAAAACTGTATTTGGTGATATTATATATGATGCACAGCCAGGTTACAGACAAGAAAGAATTAAAGTTCTAGGATATGTTACACAAGACTGGGACGGTAGTTTAAATGTTCCTGGCTTTATATACGACGAAGCTAAAATTACAATTTGGAGTAGTTGGACTGATTACGATATTGGAAGTATTGTAAAATACAAAGAGTTTTATTACAGTGCTGCTACAAAGTTAACTGGCACAGAAGTTTTTGATACTACTAGTTGGAATCGTTTATCTGAAAAACCAGAAGCTGGGCTATATGCAAACTTTGAATATAAAACTAATCAGTTTGCAGATTTTTATGACTTAGATTCAGATAACTTTGATGTTGAGCAACAAAAAATGGCACAGCATTTAATTGGTTATCAAAAGCGTACATATCTTGAAAACATTGTTAACGATGACGTAAGCCAATATAAGTTTTATCAAGGAATGATACAAGACAAGGGTACTAAAAATGCATTAACAAAATTATTTGATGTATTAGGTAGTGCCGATAAAGACAGCCTACAGTTTTATGAAGAATGGGCTATTAAAAATGGCCAGTACGGTGCAAGTGAAGGCTTTACTGAGTTTGAATTATTACTAGACGAAAGTAAATTTAGATTAACACCTCAGCCTATTGATTTAGTTAATAGTAGTACCGGTTTAGAAACTGATTTAGTTTATAGAATACTTCCATACGAAGTATATCAGAAAACACCTAATTACGATCATAAGCCTTTTCCAGAAAAATATGTGAATACTAGTTATGTAAAAAATGCAGGTTATGTAAATCCTACTGATGTACGTGGCATTGCAACTGAGTATAGTAATATTGCTGATTTTTCTTTTAATGATATTAGAAGAAATGATTATGTTTGGGTAGGTAACGACAATCTTGATTGGAATGTTTATAAACATATTGATACTAATTATGAAGCCGAAGCAGTATTAGAAATAGAAGGATCAACAAACTTTAAGGTAGTGCTTACTAATAACGTTACTGATATTGCAGTTAACGATGTAATTGGTATACATAGTTTTAGCAATTACATTAACGATTCAACTGTTGATTCTGATGAAGTATTTGATTTAGAAGGATTCTTTGTTGTATCTGCTATAGATAAAAATACAATTACACTTATTAGTGAAGAAGCACAAGACGAAATTCCACTCTGTACTGGTTCTATAACAAAATTTACTAGTGTACGATCAACTAATATAGATTCTGCAAATACCATAGTACAAAACGACCTAGTATTTAATGACTACCTTTGGGTAGATAATATTACTGGCGACAACGAATGGTCGGTACTTAAAAATGATAACTTATTTGCAGAAACATTCCGTACATTAAAACCTTCAGCTAATGTTGATGATTCTTTTGGCGAAGCATTAAGTGTTGATGATAGAAATACAACAATGATTGTAGGAGCACCTGATCAAGGCGACGGTAAAGTATATGTTTATTCTCGAGCAACTGATTCATTAAATTTTGTACAAACACAAGTTATTGATCCGTTAAAAGTGAGTGATAACAATCAGCGGTTTGGCACCGCGGTTGCAATTAGTCCAGACGGTGCCTATGTAATTGTAGGATCACCTAATGCTTCGAATGTAAAAACAAAATATGCTCCGGGCGGATTTGTTTCTGGTACTGATTATACTAAAGGAGCTATTGTTGCTAAAGATCAACAACTTTGGAAAGCAGTAGTTGATATCGAAGGCGCAGAAGCTGCTATTGAATTTAACAGTTTCAATTCGATTACTCAAATAGTTGATTCGTTAGATATAGAAAATATTTCAACAGCAACAGTTCCTACAATGGTTGTAGGTAACTATGCAATTAATCCAATATCAGGATTGTTAGCATTTGCAAATAATCCAGTAGACCACATGTTAATTAGAGCACCGCTAGAACAATTTGACGGTAGTGGGCTTAATGATCAAATTAAACTTAATTGGAATCAAATAACATACTCTAATCAGGACTTAGCTGCACTTGCTGAACGTTCACCATTTAACGGATCGTTTGCTACTATTGATGCAGCATTTGTAGAACAGACACATACTATACAACATAAAATTGAAATAGTTTTGTATATTAATTCTTCTACTAACTTACCTCAAGTTAACGATAAATTACAAACAGAAACAGCATTTGGCACAGTTGTTTATCGTTATGTAGAAGGTAACGAAGTAATAATTTACTTGTCAGCAGTTAACGGTACTTTTTCTAATAGTGATAGTATTTTCCGTAGTGACGGTGACTTTATTGGTGAATATGTTAAACAAAATCAAACTGATAGTGTAGATGCAACTCAAAGACTAGGCGGATATTGGTTTATTGATACACCAACTTACACACCAACAATTAATTCTGAAAATACAGACGAAGGCAGAGGTTTAGTATTTTATGATGTTATTACTGATAGTACAGACACAAATAGAAAGTATACTAACTCATTAGATTACAATGCACTAACTATTGATAGCCAAAATACATTTAATGCATACATTGAAAAATTAAGTTATCAAGGCCTACCTGGTGCTTATGGAAGCAACACTCCATTTTTAAGTAATAAGTTTGTAGTTAGAGCACCTAAAGTAATTAGTGATGCTTATTCAACTGGCAATATAAATTTATATGTTAATCAATTACCACAGTATGGTACTGGAATAATTAGAGATTTAACAACTATTGGATTAACATCTACTGATACAAACAAATTACAGACAATTGTTGATGTTTGGGATGGTAAAATTAACTTTAACTACATTGACAAAGATGCCGCTGGTAATTTCTTTGAACCAAAAATAGGTCAAACTGTTAAAGATATACAATCTGGTGCTACTGCGGTAGTTACATTTTATCAACGCTTTGGTAATAATGCAACAGTGTATGTAGATACTGTAACAGGTACTTGGTCACAAGGTGACTTATATGGACAAAATGCTCAAATAGGATTCTTAGCAATTCCGGGTGATCCTAGTCCAACATATCAAAGTGATAGAAATATTGGACAAGTTCAGTACGTTAGTTTAGGGTTACCGGCCGAAGGTATTGGTAAGCTATTAGTATTTGAAACATTGTCAGATGTTCCAGTAACAGCAACTTCTCAATTACTAGATATTGAATATTGGTTGTATAGCAGTGGCACAGTTCAAGGTATTCCGAGACCAGCAAGTGTTCCGTCATCAACTAATAACAACTGGACACAAGTATATCAAATTGCTGCTGAAGTATCCGGAACTGTACCAAGTGTTGACTCGCAAAACGAAGGATTATATTCTATATATACAAGATCTGCTCCAGGCAGATATGATTTGCAAGCAAGTTATACTGTTCCTGAAAAAGCAGCTGGTCAAAAATTAGGTAGTAGTATAAAAATTACAAAGCATAACAATCTTTATAGAGCCTTTATACATGCTGCTGAAAATTCAACAATTTCTAGTCCTGGTAGAATTTACTTTATTAAAAAGGGTGTAGAAAACAACATATCCTTTGATTGGGATTATGCAAAGAACAAGAAATTTAAAGGTACATTTAGTGAAGGTACTACATATTTCACAGATGATATTGTTTATGTTGACATTACTCAGGGTACATTGTATGTAGCAAAGACTAATATTGCACCAGGTGCGTTTAATCTAACTGATTGGACTTCAACTGACGACTTAGTTGATTATGTTGGATTTATTCCTAACTCAACTGGCCTTAGTGTTAGAAATGATAGCACAGTTGGAGAAACAGTACTTGATCAAGAAGATCTTGCAACGTTTGGCACACAGTTTGATGTATCTAACTCAGGCGAAGTATTAATTACTAATGCTATATATGATGGCGATCCTAACAAAGTAGTAATTTACAGAAGCAACAACGGACATTTTGAAAGATCACAAGAAATTTTAGCACCAGATTCTACATCAGGCTTTGCTCAGTCAATAGCAATATCATTAGACGGCATGTTAATTGCAATTAGTGCGCCATATAATGATGATTATAAAGCAGATCAGGGAATTGTTTACATATACAAACAAGTTGATGGTGCATTTGTATTATCGCAATCACTAGCAAGTCCTAGCAATGAAAGAGCTGAAATGTTTGGCTGGAAAGTTGACTTTGATGGCAACAAACTATTTGCATCTGGTAGAAATACTGATTCTGCATCTAGAACTTACTTTGATGGACAGGCAACTGTATTTGACAAAGGGTTTACTGGATTTCAAACTGTGAATCAAGATGCAGGCGTTGTATATGTTTACGAAAAAATAGAAAATGAATTATTATTTGCACAAAAAATAGAACTCACTGATGCTGACGTTAATGACTTTGGCCAGCGTATTCTAGCTAAAGGCAATCATTTATATTCTCCATTGCCTAAGAAAAACACAAATGGTATAATTGGCAGTGTACTAGACTTTGCACTTACTGATAAAACTAAGCCAATGTGGGCCACGCATAGAAAATCAAAACCTACAGTAGATATTAACAAAATTAAGAAACTATTCCTTTACAATACTAAGGAAAATGAGTTATTATCGTATATTGATTATATTGATCCATTACAAGGTAAAGTTGCAGGAGTTGCAGAACAAGAATTAACATTTAAAACTTATTATGATCCAGCACTTTATGATACATCAACAATAGCTAATACAATTATTGATGTAACTAATAGTTGGGGCAAAGAACATGTTGGCGAAGTATGGTGGAATTTAACTAATGCTAAATTTTATAATCCATATCAAGGTGATGTAATTTATAGTACTCAAAATTGGTCAAAAGTATTTGACGGTAATTCTATTGATGTATATGAATGGGTAGAATCACCAGTAATACCTAGTGAATGGGACGCTCAAGCAGATACAGAAAATGGCTTTGCAAAAGGATATAGCGGAACTAGTATATACGGCGATACTACTTATAGTACTAAGCGCAAATACGATAGTGTAGCAGGTTCTTTTACTACAACTTATTACTTCTGGGTAATGAATAAAAAGACAATACCAGAAGTTGAATTTAGAAATATTAGTATTACTGATGTTGCAGGTTATATTGCTGATCCAGTTGCTAAAGGTTATACTTTTGCTGGATTAATTAGTCCTTCGCAGTTTGTTTTATACAATGCTGAAAAGTTTATTAAAGGTACTGACGTTGCCCTAAGCGCACAATTTTGGACTATTGAAAATCAAGACCAAAATATTCATAATCAGTATCAAATTATATCCGAAGGTCTTGAAACAAGTCAACCTAATGCAGACATTATTAAGAAATGGTATGACAGTTTAATTGGATATGATCAACAATTCCGTATTGTTCCAGATCCAACATTAAGTACTAAACAAAAATACGGTGCTCTTAACTCGCCAAGACAAAGTTGGTTTGTAAATCGTGCTGAAGCGTTAAAGCAAGTTGTTGAAAGAACTAACCTTATACTTAAAGAAAACTTAATAGTTGATGATAAAATATTTACTAGGTTGTTTAATAACGATCCTGCTCCTACAGCAGTATCAAAACTATGGGACGTAGAAATTGACACAATAGACGATTTAGCCTTTGTAGGTGTTGCAAGTGCAACACAAGCAGTACTAAGTCCTGTAGTTATAGACGGAAAAATTGCAAGCGTTAATATTGTTAATCCTGGTAAAGGATACAGAGTAGCACCTACAGTAACTATAACTGATAATGGTAAAGGAGCAGTACTACAAACTGCAATTGATTCAAAAGGCAAAATTACTTCTGTTAGTGTTATACAAGCAGGCACTCAATATACTACTACTCCTATATTAACAGTAAGACGATTTACAGTATTAATTAAAGCTGATAGCACAGTACAAGGCAAATGGGCATTGTATGAAAGAATTAGTGAATCTAAGTCTTGGAATAGAACACAAAGTCAGGGTTACAACGTAAGACTATATTGGGATTATGAAGATTGGTATGCAACAGATTACAGTGCGCTAACTGATATTGATTATCTTATTGATAATAGTTATGAGCTAACTGCATTAGATAATACAATTGGCGATGTAGTAAAAATATCTACAATTGGCACAGGTGGCTGGTTATTGCTACAAAAAATAGCAAGTGTAGATACTGAAGATTACACAGTTAACTATAAAACTATTGGTAGACAAGATGGTACAATACAATTTAAATCTACATTGTATAATACGGCATTATCAAATACTGGATTTGACACAATTAGTTTCGACACAAAAATCTACGACAGCGAGCCAGTAATTGAACTTAGAACTATATTAGAATCAATACAAAATGATTTGTTTATTGATGATTTATTAGTTAAATTTAATGCTCTATTCTTTGCAAGTTTAAGATACACATTTAGTGAACAACCTTATATTGATTGGGCATTTAAGAGTAGCTTTATTAAAGCTAAACATAATGCAGGAACACTAAGAGAAGATATTACATTTAACAATGATAATCTTCCAAGTTATGAATCTTATATCAAAGAAGTAAAACCGTTTGCTACTAAAATTAGAGAATATTTAAGTGCATACGAATCACTTGATAATACAAATACAGTAACAACTGATTTTGATTTACCTCCTGCATATAATGCTGTTGAGGGGAAAATTATCCCCCAAGACGTTAAAGTACAAGACGGAGTATTAATTGGATCTAATACTAATCTTGAAACATATCCTAATAAAAATTGGGCAGACAATAGTAGCTACGAAATTGTAAAAGTTGTAGTAGTTAATCCTGGCAAAGGTTATAGAAGTGCTCCTGTATTAACAGTAAGCGGCACAGGCGGAGCAGTGCTAAAAGCAACTATCGGTACTGATGGCAAAGTGTCTAACGTACAAGTTGTTAATCCAGGGTCTGGTTATTATACTATGCCTACAATATCTGAATTAAACAACATTACAGATGACGGCGAAGCAGCAACATATAGTTTACAATTAGGTAATGGACCTGTTAGAGGGTTAAAGTCTACAGTTAGATTTGATAGAACTACAGGCACTTATGTTTATACACAGTTAGATCAAACAGAAACTTATGTCGGAACTGGCACTAAATATGAATATGATTTAAAATGGCCAATGGACTTAGCTAAGTCAACTGTTCAGGCATTTGTTAGTGGACAAGAATTATTAAGTAGTGAATATACATTTACAAATAAGTTAGATACTACAAAGGGATATGATCGACATTATGGCCAAGTGTCATTTACTACTGCACCTGCAAACACATATTCAGTACAAATTAAATATAAGAAGTCTTCGGCATTAATGCAGGCTCAAGATAGAATTAATAGCTATTACACTCCTACTTCAGGAATGCCGGGCAAAGATCTAAATCAGCTTATGACTGGATTAGACTACGGCGGAGTTGAAGTTAAGAGCTTTGAGTTCGGCACAGGGCAAGGTTGGGATTCAGATGAATGGTATAACGATACTTGGGATAGTTATGACACAACATTTGAAGATGAGATATTTGAATTAGACGGTTCAACTATAAGCCTTGAACTTGCTGAACCATTAGCAACCGCAACAGTATACAATGTTTACTTAAACGGTGTGAGAGTTGATGATGCAAACTTCGGCACAGCAGATCCTGTAACTAATCCAAATGCACTATGTCAAAGTATTACAGGTGACGGAACTACAAAAATTATATTCCTTGACAATGATGGACTTGATCTTGTAAACGCAGCTAACGACATAATTATTATTAGAAAATCAACTAGTGACGGAACTTACTTACCAGATCCAAATAGTTATGATAGTGTAATAACAGGCGGAGCATTAAATTACTCAACTGCAACTGGTATTAGTGCAGCAGAAATTATCTTAGACGGCGATGGATTTGTAACTCAAACCACAAGTGCAGGACCAGAAGAATTAATTCCAGGACAACTACTTGACACCTTTGATATTAAAGTATATGAAAGGCCGCAAAACGGCAGCAGTCAAATTACTTCAAGAAATTACACAGGTGATGGCACAACTACAACTTTCGACTTAGGTGTTGCTCCGTTACGTGCAACTGGCGTATTTGTAAAAGTAGGATTTGATATTATTGATTCTAATAATTACACTATTAATTACGTTAATAAAACTGTAACATTTAATACCGCACCTGTAATAGCAGCAAAAGTAAATTTATTAGTATTAGGCGTAAGTGGTACAGAAATATTAGATGTTGATCACTTTGTTGCAGATGGAAGTACAAGTAAGTTTTTGACAAATGTAAGATTTGAAGATAACCTACAGTATTTTATTACTTTAGATGGTGAAAAATTAACTAATGTAATTGAAAAAAGTGATGATACATACGACTTTTCTAATAACGTTGTAATATCATTAGCAACGCCACCGGAGGCAGGTAGTATAATAAACTTTGCGTTCTTTAAAGGCGAAACACAAAACTTTAGTGAAGTATCGATTGATACATTTACAGCAGACGGTGCAGCAACATCGTTTACTTTAAATCAAACTCCATTTAATAATACGCCAGAAGCGTGGTTTACTATTGTTAAAGTTAACAACAAAATACTTAATGCAGGTTACAATCGTAGATTTGTAACAACAGCAGCAAAGCGTGAATATCAATTAGAAGAATTCCAAATACCACCAGGCGCAGTTAACAGTAAGCAAATTATTGTATGTTTAAACGATAAACAATTGTCTTATAATACAGAATGGACATTTACTGGATCTAGAAAAGCTAGTGGCGGAAGTCTTGTTAGATTAAAAGCAAAAGTTAAGCAGCAAGATGGTGACGTTTTAAATGTTTATCTTCTTAATGATGGCGAATATAGATATGGGTATTTTAATGCAGATGAAGATTTTGTTTCAACTCCAGGTACACTATATTTAGATACTGCTCCTGCTGAAAATGCTACTGTATCAGTGTATCAATTTAGTAATCATGACTCGCAAGGATTTGACAGACAACAATATGATATAGTTGATAGAATTTCACTTACTGTTGGCTCTACTGACTGGTACCAATACAATCATCTAACTGCTGGACTAATTGAATTAGCAAAGCCAGCACTAGATGCTCAGTATGTATGGATAACACTAAATGGAGAGTTGTTAATTCCTAGTGTACATTATAACGTAACTGATAATAAACGTTATGTTAATATTAATATAGATATTGCACCAAATGATGTAATTGAATTATTACATTTTGCAGATCCAGTATCAGGTAGTAAATATGGGTGGAGTCAGTTTAAAGATATGCTTAACAGAACGCATTATAAGCGTTTAGATGACAGAGATGGTATAATGTTAGCTGCTGACTTAAACTGGTACGATCAAAGTATTGTTGTAACTGATGGCACTACACTTCCGGCACCAACTGCTACTAGCAGCGTTCCGGGAATATTGTTTATTAACGGCGAGCGTATTGAGTACTTTGTAAGAAATGGAAACGTATTAAGTCAATTACGTAGAGGTACTTTAGGTACTGGAGTTAAAGACATTTACTTAACTGGAGAAAATGTTTATAATCAAGGACCAGGGTCGTCTATGCCATACAAAGATGAAACAATTACTTCGCAGTTTACAGCAGACGGCGTTGCAGCAACATATACTTTAGACTTTACACCTACTAGTGTAAATGAATTTGAAGTATTTGTTGCAGGCAGACGTTTGCGTAAAAATGCAATAAGTAGTTACAACTTTGCAACATTAGTTGCACAAGATAGCCCAGAGGGTGATGTAACATTACCAGCAGAATTTAGTGTAGTTGGCTCTACATTAACATTAACAGAAACACCAAGCGCAAATATTAAGGTAACAGTTGTTAGACGTACAGGAATAATATGGACAGATGCAGGAACACGACTAAGTCAGTCGGAAACAGACATCAGTAAATTCTTACGTGCAGCAACAGTTGACCTGCCGCGATAAATACATTAAGCAGGATGGTATAAACTATGACAGATAAATTAAATGAACAAAGTGGTGTGTTACTTCAAGGACACATTAAAATACACAATCCAGAAACTGGGGAAGTTATTGTAGACAAACGCAACGCTATTCATTATGAAAATATGAGTATTAGTCTTGCAGAAAGTTTAGGCAATGCTGGGACAGGCTGGATTTACCAAATGGGATTTGGTAATGGCGGAACAAGTGTTGACCCGACAGGGATTATTACATACTTAACGCCAAACAGCACAGGAACTAATGCTAGTTTATATAATGAAACATTTACAAAAGTTGTAGATGATCGTAGTGTAAACAACTTAGATCCAGCACGTAATAAGATTGAAACACGTCACGTAAGTGGTACTAACTATACTGATATTTTAGTAACATGTTTGCTAGATTACAGTGAACCAAACGGTCAAGATGCTTTTGATACTGCAACAAATTCAGAAAGTTTATACGTATTTGACGAATTAGGTTTACGAGCATACAGTGCAGACGGAACAGGCAGATTATTAACTCACGTTGTTTTCCATCCTGTACAAAAATCATTAAACAGATTAATCCAAATTGATTATACTGTTAGAGTACAAAGTTTAACAGGATTTAACGAGGGATAATAAATGGCATATACAATACAATATACTGATAGTGCTGATAAAGATCCGATCGTAGTTGAAGATCAAACAATCAACACTGTTACTAGTATAAAATTACCAGGCAGAAATAGTACAGGATACGGCGCAGCAATTGCTGAAGACTTGTTACACTTACTAGAACATTTTGCAGGCCCAACAGAGCCTTCCAATGCTAGTGAAGGGCAACTTTGGTACAACAATACTACATCGCAGTTATTAATTTATGACGGCACTGTTTGGGTTTCAGCAAGTGGACTTAAAAAGAGTTCAACTGAACCTGAAGCTTCGTCTGCATTAATCGGCGACTTATGGGCCGATACTGATAATCAACAATTGTATATGTTCACCGGTTCTACTTGGATCTTAGTTGGACCAAGTTTTAGTGCTGGTTTAACAACTGGAGCACAACCTAATACTATTACTGGCCAAGATAATATAGATTACACTGTTATTGAAATACAGGTAAGTGCAAATATCGTTGCTATAGTTGCATTTGACACATTTACACCAAAGTCAACAATTAACGGATTTAGTGGTGTACAAATACGTCCAGGTATAAACTTAGCAAACAGAGATACAGATGCAGACGGAATTAACAATGTTAAGTTCTACGGTATTGCAGAAAAGTCAGAAAATTTAATTGTTAACAATCTAGCAATTCCTGCTGCTAACTTTTTAAGAAGCGATGTAGAATCAACAACTACTTTTCCATTAAACGTTCAAAACAATAGCGGCATTGCATATGGTATTAATGCAGAACTTAATATTGGTATTGAAGGTAGTGCAGGCGTTATACAGCATAACATTGCTGGCTCAAACATTGATGTAAGAGTAAGAAACGCAGGAAATAGTAGAACAGTACTTAGAGTTGACAGTAACTTACGAGTAGGTATTAATAACGAAGCACCAGATGAAGCACTAGACGTAACTGGCAACTTTTTATCAAGTGGTACAATTACTACAAACGACACTACACAAAGCACAACTATTAGTAACGGCGCAGCAGTTATAAAAGGCGGCCTAGGTGTTGCTAAAACAATTAATGTTGGAGATTCAATAGTTGTACAAAAAGGTATAACTTTAGGTAATAACGATTTAGTAGTTGATACAGCAGAAAGTGATTTAATATTACCAGACTTGAATAACACAAGAAATATTGGTAGAAGTGACAATCGTTTCCGTAAAATTTATGCAACTACGTTTATTGGTACATTAGAAGGTACAGTAAGCGGTAGTGTTACTGGTAGTGCTGGTAGTGCTGACAAACTTACTTCGTCATCTACGTTTAGATATCAAGGTGATGTAGAAACAGTAGAACAAGTATTTGACGGACAGACAGGCGGCGGAACAAAGACATTTAACCTTACACTAAAGAATACATTAATTAGTGCAAAGCCAGCAGTATCTAACAGTTTATCAAGCGATGAATTTATAGTAAACAGAACTAGCGGGGTTGATCAAGGCTTAAAGAAAATATCTAGAGCTACGATATTTAATAATATTTCAGGGCTAACACCAGTAGGTAGTATTATGCCATATGCTGGACTTATTGAGCCAACTGGATGGAAGTTCTGTAATGGACAAGAACTAAGCCAAGGTATATATGCACAATTATTTGCATTAGTTGCGCTTTCATATGGACCAACGCCTACTTCGGGCTTCTTTGCTGTTCCAGACTTAAGAGGCAGATTTGCATTAGGTAACCTAAACATGGGAGGCTCTACACCAAGTGTAGACACACCAGATACTAGAAACAGAGGATCAAACGCAGGCGTAGTAGGAGCAGTTGATGGATCAGATGGTGTTACTATTGGTACAGATAATTTACCAGAACACGATCATGATTTAAAATCTCCGACAGGGCAGCAATTTTATGCTCATAGAGAAGTTGACGGTAGAGGAGATCTTCCAGATGGAACATCAGGATCTAGTTTACAAACAGGTGCAGAAAATTTATCACAGAGACTATCTAACAGCGGCGGAGTTGTAATTCCTGCAGATGCTACATATAGTACTGTTGGAGCAGAAATGAATATAATGAATCCATTCCAAACTATTAATTATATTATCTATACAGGAGTAGTAGGATGAGCTATAAAATAAACAAAACTAATGGCGCATTGCTAGTAGAGCTAACTGATGGTATAATTGATATAACATCTACTGATATTACTTTAGTAGGTAAAAATTACAAAGGATTTGGAGAAGCATTTAACGAAAACTTTGTTAAAATTATTGAAAATTTTGCAGCAACTAGTGCGCCAAGCAATCCGTTAACTGGGCAGCTTTGGTTTGACACTAGTGAAAATAGATTAAAGATTTATGACGGAGTTAGTTTTAAAACATCTGGCTCACCGGCAGTAAGTGCTACACAGCCAAACAATTTAGTAGCAGGTGATCTTTGGATTGATAATGAAGAAAATAAATTATACTTCTTTGACGGCACTGATATAGTACTTGTTGGCCCAGAGTATACTGCAACACAAGGAAAAACAGGACTTGAAGCAGTTACAATGGTTGATACTAGTAACCAAATTAGAACTGTACTAGCTATGTATATAGGCGGAGTACTTGCTGGAATATACAGTAGATTTGAATTTACTCCTGCGACAGATTATGTTATACTTCCTTATGTTGCTGGCAGAATTATAAAAGTTGGATTTAATCCAAGTGTAGTTGCAGATTTTAAATGGAACGGAACAGCAGCCGCAGCTGAAGCATTAACCGATGCTTCTGGATCATCTTTTACAACAGCAGACTTTGTAAGAACTAATGAACGAGACGAATCAAATGCTTTAGTAGATCAAGTTATGGATGCTGGATTATTTGTTAAGGGCGACCAAGGATTAACTGTTGGATACGGTGATACTGAATATGCTGCATTAAAAACAATCGACAGTGGTACTACAACAGCTTTAGAATTAAAGCAATTGAATTATGACTTTGCTATTAGAGTACCGCAAGGAAACGATTTTATAGAAGCATTTACACTTGATACAAGTACTCAACGAATAGGTATATATCAATCTGCACCAACCGCAGCATTAGATGTAACAGGTGATGGTAAATTTACAGGTAACCTTACTATCGGCGGCAACATGACAATTCAAGGTACAACAACGTCTATTGATGTGCAAACATTTAGAGTTCAAGATCCTAATATTGAATTAGGATTATTAGATGATAGTACTGAAGGCGATGATACTAATGCTAATGGCGGCGGTATAACACTACGTTCAAGTAACGGTAGTAAAGATATTAGTTGGGTGCAATCAACAGGTAATTGGACATTTAATCAAAATGTAGACTTAATTCAAGGCAAAGAATTTAGGATTCAAAATACACAAGTACTTTCTAAAATAAAACTAGGTGATTCGGTAGCAACTGCTAACGGCCTAACTAGCATAGGTACATTAGGTACATTAAGTGTTACTGGCAATACAGCAGTAGGAAGTCTTAGTTCACCAAATGCACTTACTATAACTTCAAATGGACCTATCGATGTTAATAACCAAAGAATTTCAACTTTAGCAACACCTTCTGTTTCGGCAGATGCTGCTAACAAAGGTTATGTTGACGATCAATTAGCAAGTAGTACAATTCCGTTGACACTAGATATTACAGGGTTTACTACTCCAAATGCAGCAGGAGTTAGTGCAGGTCCAATTACTGATGTTGCAGCAGTTTTACAAAGTATAAGTCCGGCAGCGACTAAATTAAACGGAACAATTGCTAATATTCACTGTACAAGTTATGCTAACTCTGCGGTTACAGGTATTAACGTAACAGTGTCAACTGATAATTCAGGAGTATTGCAAAAGTCTACTATTGCAGTTGATGCAGCAGGAACACAAAACGAATCAGTAATACAAGACATTGCAGCAGCAAACACTGCATCAGGTATTGTAAATCTATCTCCAAATAGATACACAATGATATTCACAGTATCGGGTTCAGTATGGACCCATACTTCTACAGCTAGTTATCCGTAACTTGCGATAAATACTAGCAACAAGGGGTTATTTAAAATATGGCGTATACAATTAACAAATATAACACTGATCAATTAACTATTGTACAAGACGGTACGTTAGATCAGACAACAGACATTAAGCTAGTTGGTAAGAACTATGCAGGTTATGGTGAAATACAAAACGAAAATTTTGTATTCTTACTTGAAAACTTTGCTGGTGCTAATCAACCACCAAGAGCAGTACAAGGACAAATTTGGTTTGATAATGCAAACAGCAAACTAAAATTTAACGATGGTACTAAATGGCGCACAACAGGCGGCGCAGAAATTAGTGCTACTGCTCCTGCAGGATTAGCAACTGGTGATTTTTGGTGGGATACTACTAACGAGCAACTATATTCATATAATGGCGCAGACTTTGTATTAATTGGCCCACAAGATGCTGGATCAGGTATTACACAGATGCAAAGTAAGTCAGTTAGAGACACTAGCTTAGTATCTAGAAGCGTTATTGCAGCTACAGTTAATGACGAAGTAGTATTTATAATTAGCCCAATACAGTTTACAATTGATAGCGGAGATGCTGAAAATACAATTTCAGGATTTGATGTTATACAATCTGGCGTAACCCTTAAAAATACACTTAGCGCATCTGGTGGCGTTACTAGTGGAACACAAAGATTCTACGGTACTGCAACTAACAGTGAAAAACTTAACGGACTATCAGCAAGTAACTATGTTACTGCTACACCAGGATCGCCTAGTGTGTTTACTGAAATTACAAACTTTCAAACTGATGCAGGTATTGCAATTGGTGCAGGATTAGATTTAAAAATCTTTATTGAAAATGATAATCAAGGTGTTATTAGTAATGCCCAAGGCGACGAAATACGTTTTCGTGCTAAACAAGCCGGTGGATTGCTTAAAAACATTGTAACAATGAAACCTGGTATACTAAAGCCAGGCATGAATGCAGCTAATACAGCAGTTGAAACAGTATCACTTGGTGATGCTGATAACTTATTTTCAGCAGTACACGCTACTAACATTTATGGTACTTCAGAAAAAGCAAGTGCTCTTTTAGTAGGCGGTACAGCAAGAGTTGGCGCAGTTAACACTATTGGCACAGGTAGTAGTAATACTGTTGCAGTGCGTGATGGCGCAGGTAACTTAAATGCAGTATTATTCCAAGGTACTGCAACAAGCGCACGTTATGCTGACCTTGCAGAAAAATACACAACAGCAGAAGAACTTCCAGCAGGAACAGCAGTTGCAGTAGGCGGCGAAGCAGAAGTGCAGCCAGCAAGTGCAAGCAATCACTGTATTGGTGTTGTTTCAACTGATCCAGCATATATGATGAATAGTGATATTGACGGACAATATATTGGTCTTAAAGGACGTCTTCCAGTAAGAGTATCTGGAGTTGTTAAAAAAGGCCAAGCAGTATACGCTTTAGAAAATGGCGTGTGTACAACACTAGCAACAACTGCTCTAGTTGGCGTTGCACTTGAGTCAAGTGACGATGCAAACGAAAAACTAATCGAGTGCGTATTAAAAGTATAAATATACGTAGTTAATAAAGAGGATAAATTATGGCAGTTAATGTAGGTCAATCGATCGGTGAAGCAGAATATACAACCTTAAGAACGGGTATTAATCTTGTTATGGGTACACCAACAGGAACAGGCACTGCGGCAGCGGGCTATAATTTAGCAACGTCGGCAGCAGCTAGAGGACCAGCAGATAAAATACAAGCTGCTGACTGGAATGCACTTAAAGCAGATACTGATAAAGCATATGTACACCAAACAGGTAACGCCATTAGTCCTGCACTAGCTACTGTTAATACTGACAGTTCGATTACAAAGGTAATACACGATGCGCTCGAAACTGCAATCAACTTTGTTAAGACTGACGGGCAGCGATTTAATTTAGCTGCTGGACAATCTACTACAACATCTGCACGTTCTAAAGGTAAAACTAACTGGAACGGAACACAAATACATGATGTTACATTTACTTGGGCAAGTTCAAACGCAGCAAAAGCATTTTTTAATGCAGGCGGACGTCTAAGAATTGCTACTACGTTGTCCTATTCAGGGTCAGAGGCAAAAACTTTAGACTGGCAAACAATGGTAGCTGACACTTCTGTTATTGCTATTAATTATGTTAGTGCATTTAAAGAAAGCGGCACTGGCGGTACTATTAGTGCTAACGATGGTTACTATGATATTAATGGCACTGAAAGAGAATTATATACTCGAGGTGGCGCAAGTCCTTACTCAGAAAACAACTATAGAGTTCTAGCAAGATCGATTACTAACGGTCTTCGTATCCGTGTACTGTATGAAGATAATGATGCAGGCGATCAAACTGGTACAGGCGCAGCAGTTGACGAAAATGTACAAGGTACTTTAACTAGTGCATTATCGTATGTACGTGCTACAGGCACAAATGTAGAAGTTACAGCACCGACTATTTCAACTGGCGACACAAATACTTTCACATAACACTTGACATCTAGCAGGTTTTAGTATATACTATAACAGTATATACAAGGAGCCATAATGGACGAACGACTAGAAAAAGCATTGGAGTTTTCTAACTTCTTAGAAACTCAAAATAATCAAAAAAGTATTTTCCTAAAACAGTATTACGATAATTTAGTTCATTATGTAGATGGACATAAGATATCTGTAACCACTGATCTAATCAGTTTCTGTCAAAGTATGCTTGCATTAGAACAAGACGAAACTATATTGTTAGATGATAATAATACTCCGTTTAATGTGACGTTGTTGAAAGACTTTACAAGAGAAATACTCGGAGTATATACTTTTGCGTCTCGAAAGTACGCATATGACTATGCAAAGATTAAAAAGAACAGAAGCGTTGAAGGGTTAACTAATCTATGAATAATGGCGTAGTGTTATTTGCATTTAATAACGGGCGTATTGATTATATTAAGCAAGCAATTTATTGTGCAAAGCGTATAAAAGAGTATTTAAAACTTCCTGTACAACTTATTACTAATGATAAAGAATATATTGAAAGTAATTTTACTTTTTATAAAAAATATATTGATGAAGTTACACATTGTGATGCACCGGTATCGTCTACTAAAACATTTCACAACGGCATTTATGCAAACAAAGGTAAGATTAAGTGGATTAATTCAGCAAGGGATTCTGCATACGAATTATCTATATTTGAAAAAACATTAGTAATAGACACTGACCTATTAATTAGTAATGATAAATTATTAACGTGCTTTGACACGCCCGAAGACTTTATGATTGCTAAAGATTATCATATGGTCAATACACAAAAGCATTACCCTAGTCTTGATAGAATTAGCGACAAGTCGATACCTATGTACTGGGCAACTATTTTATACTTTACTAAAAGTAATACAGCAAGAACAGTATTTGACACAGTGCAGCACATTAAAGAAAATTATAGCTATTACAGATTAACATATGATATTGTTGAAACAAAATTTAGAAATGATTTTGCTTTTAGTATTGCAGTACACATGATGCGTGGCTTTGTTGAAGATAGTAATTGGCCAATGTCAGTTCCGTCTGATATGTGGGTATCGATTGATAAAGACGTATTAGTAGATATAAAAGATAACAGCATACAGTTATTAACACAGCGTGACTATGATTATCTAGCAGTTAAATTAACAGACGCTACAACACACATAATGAATAAATTTAGTTTAGATAAATTTATCGATACGGAGTTTGCTAATGAGTAATGGTATATGTCTTGTTGCACAAAATAATTCAACAACAGATTATATTAGACAAGCATATGCGCTTGCATTAAGTGTGCTTGCAAAAAGTCCACGAACAAATATAAGTTTAATTACTAACGACGAAGTACCAGCTACGTATAAGTCTGTATTTGATAAGATTATATCTATACCCTGGGGCGACCTAGCTGAAAAAAGTGAATGGAAAATAGATAACCGTTGGAAAGTATATTATGTAACACCTTATGAAAATACATTAGTATTTGATGTTGATATGCTAGTACTAGATAATATTAGTTCTACTTGGCAAAGTTTTAGAAATAATCATTCTTTATTGTTTACTAAAAATGTTACTACATATAGAAATGAATTAGTGACATCGCGATATTACAGGAAAACTTTTGATGCAAATAATTTACCTGATGTATATTCAGGAATGTATCAATTTACTAAGTGTGAAGAAACTGCAAACTTTTATAAGTTATTAGATATTATTATGCAAAACTGGCAAGTATTTTATGAAAAATATACTCCTAACAGTTTGCAAAAATGGTGTAGTGTTGATGTAAGTATTGCAATTGCTTTAAAGATATTAGATATGCATGGTTATTGTTTAGATAAAAGTCCAATGTCATTTACTCATATGAAGACTCATATACAAAATGTAAAACAACCGCAGTCTAAATGGACAGACATGCTACCTGTAGATTATAACGATGGCATTTATATTAACGGCTACAAACAATCCGGCGTGTTACATTATGTTGAAGACGAATTTTTAACAAACGACATGTTAGCCTGGTTAGAGGAAAAAGTATAATGTTTTATATACACTATGACGAAAACGGTAATATAAATTCAGTTGCTAATCATAATGATACTGAATTGTGGATAGAAACTACACAAGAAATATTTGATGATTTTTCTTTTGGACGTAAGCACTTTCATGAATATATAATGGTTGAAGATATTCGAGTAAAAGGAAAAATGCATCTTGTATCTACAACTTATATTGAAGAAGGTAATACAGCACACACTACTGGCCCTATAATTCGTGCCGATAGATTAGACTCTGGCATTCAGCTTATACAGAATAATGAATCGTGGACTGTAAATAACTTCATAGACGATGAAACATGTACTAGCCTATCTATCGGCGATAACCATATTAAGGAATACTATATTGTAGATGCAACTAATAGGTTTATATTATTTGATAAATTTACTTTAGATTTAAAAGATTTCATACACACTGACAGCATTGAAATACAAGGATGTTCGTCAACTAAGAATGTGTCTGTTGTCACTCGTAGTAGTCATATACCACATGTACATACAGTAGGAAAACTATAATGAAAATAATCGATCAAGACATAATATTTTTAAGTTATGACGAACCAAACGCTGAAGAAAACTATGCAGACTTATTAACCAAAGTGCCTTGGGCAAAACGTGTACACGGAGTTGAAGGCAGTGATGCTGCACATAAAGCCTGTGCTAGATTAAGTGAAACTGAAAACTTTGTTACTATTGACGGCGACACTATTATTGATCCTAAGTTTTTAGAAGTAGAATTAGATTTAGAAAAACTAAATGCAACTCCAGAGTATCAGTTTAGTTGGGCAGGTAAGATCGACGTTAACGGATTAATGTACGGCAACGGCAGTATTAAAATGTGGACTAGAGACTTTGTAAAAAATATGAGGACACACGAAAATACAGACGGATCAGACGAAACTAATATTGAATTTTGTTACTTTGACAACTACTTACAACTTAATGAAAATTATAGTACAAGTATTATAAGTTCAACGCCGCAACAAGCGTGGCGAGCAGGATTTCGTGAAGGTGTAAAAATGTCTTTAAATAGAGGCAAGCCTATTGAAGACTTAAAATCAGTATGGTGGCAAAATTATAATAGACTATTAATATGGACTATGATTGGTTCGGATGTTAATAACGGCATATGGTCTATACTTGGTGCTCGTGAAGGTGTCTTTAAAACAATGTGTACAGATTGGGATCATGTACAAGTACGTGACTTTACATATCTAAATAGTTTATGGAACGAAAAACAACAAATTGAAACAACTGATGAAGATATATTAGAAGCAGTTGAAGTATTAGGAGACCATTTAATTTCAGAATTAGGATTGCCGATTGCCCAACGCCCGTTAGATATACAACAAAGCAAGTTCTTTAAAACAATATATGTTCCTAACCTAAGAAATGTAAAACTTAAATGACCGCTGATAGATTTCAAGTAGACAATCAAGAAACAAAAGACTTTTTAAATAATGTAGGTTGTGGATTTTGTCTAGCTAAATGGACACAAGTAACTATACATTTAGCATCTGGGCTTACGCACAGTTGTCATCATGTTGGCGCACACAAAATACCTTTAGAAGAACTAAAAGACAATCCTTCTGCATTGCATAACACTAAACAAAAAAAGATGCGTAGAAAAGAAATGTTAGATGGTAAGCGTCCAGACGAGTGTGATTACTGTTGGCGTATTGAAGATAACACAAATGAGTTTAGTGACAGGATACTTAAAAGTGCATCTAATTGGAGTCAAATAGACAAAGACGTAATTGCAACATCAACAGGTGACGAAGACATTTATCCTAGAGCAGTTGAAGTTAGCTTTAGTAACGTGTGTAATTTTAAGTGTGCATACTGTGGCCCGGCATTTAGTAGCAAGTGGACTGAAGAAATTAAAGCAGAGGGCCCGTATAAACTTCATCAGAAGCCGTATAATGCTATTAAGACACACGAAGTTCCTATTCCTGAACGTGATGAAAATCCTTATATTGAAGCATTTTGGAAATGGTTTCCGGACGCAGTTACTCATATGCATACATTCCGTATTACGGGCGGTGAGCCATTACTAAGTAAGCATACATTTAAAGTTATGGATTATTTACTAGAAAATCCACAACCTAAATTAAACTTTGCAATTAATACAAACGGATGTCCGCCTGATGCCTTATGGGATAAGTTTTTACAAAAAGTAAAGCTATTAGAAGATACTAATTCTGTAGGCAGGTTTACTATATTTGTAAGTGCTGAAAGCACAGGTGCGCAAGCTGAGTATAGTCGTGACGGCATGGACTGGGATTTATTCACAACCAATGTTGAAAGTTTACTTGCTAATACTAATGAAGTTATAGTTTCGTTTATGAGTGCATTTAATATTTTAAGTTTACCTACACTTTCTAATTATATTAGGTATGTACGAAAATTAAAGCGTACATATAGACATAGTCGACGTATAAAAATTGATTTTGCATATGTAAGACATCCTGAGTTTTTAGATATTAAAATAGCATCAAAAGAACTAATTGAAAAATATTTAACGCCGGCTATCAAGTATATGCAGATGGGAGAATACGATGATTGGGAAACTAAAAAATTAGTAAGAATCTATGAAGACTGCGAATCTCGTTTTAATAATCTTTTAAGTGAAAGTGTTGCAACAGACAAGTATAGATTTTATCAGTTTACAAAACAATACGATGCTCGCAGAGGTAAAAACTTTACTGAAGTGTTTCCTGAATTTAAAGATTTTTTAAAAGAGTATGAGGACAAGTAATGTATGATATTATTTTTATAAGTTATAATGAAGCGCAAGCTGATGATAGTTGGAAAACTCTTAAAGATAGATTTCCTTATGCTAAACGTATACACGGTGTAAAAGGTATTCACCAAGCACATATAGAAGCAGCAAAGGTTGCTGTTACTGATATGTTATGGATTGTTGATGCTGATGCTATTGTACTCGATAGTTTTGATTTTAGTTATATTCCAGATATTACTAATCAAGACACTGTTCATGTGTATACAAGTATAAATCCTATTAATGGATTAGAATACGGCAATGGCGGAGTGAAGTTATTTCC